ACCACCGGTGGAGGTTCGAATGACCCCCAAGTATTGGGAGCTACCTCCCGCCCAGATGCGTGAGTACATCATCAACCACTGGTTGGACGATGAGGACATGGATGTATGTGATGCCATTCATGCCTACTACGGGGACGCTCGCCCGCGTGATTGGTGTGATGTTGGCACCGACGCAGTAGATTTGTGGAACCACATGTTCAAGGACGATCAGATTGGAGAGTACTCCCCGGCATACGGGGTTATCAACGGGTGCGCAGCGGCAGCGGCGGCCGGGGTTTGGGATACCGTTGCCGAGGCATTCGGATTGGAAAGCAAATACGTAGAGCTTGTGCTTGCCAACTGGTATGAGCGCAACTGGGAAGGCGAAGTGCCCAAGCTCACATGGGACGAGTTCATGCGCAGGTACGAGGCGGAGAAGGCCGAGTGGGAAGGAGAGCAGACATGAAACGCTTTTTAATCCTGCTGACGCTGTGCGGCTCTGCGCATGCAGAGTTTCTGGACGGCAACAAACTCCTGTCTGACATGAAGGGCTCGCACGGATTCCAAATGAGTGCGCTGGGCTACGTGATGGGGGTGGCCGATTCAATCCAAAGCGTGACGGCCTGCGTGCCCCCGAGCGTCACGTCGGGGCAGGTGCTGGACATGGTGCGCAACTACTTGGAGGCTACCCCGGCAGTGCGGCACCTGACCGCCGACATGATCGTGACGCACGTGCTGAAACAAGCATTCCCGTGCGCCGCAAGAACCCCGGGGAGGCAGCTATGAGCATGACTGACGCACTGTTGTGGTTTCTCATTGGTTGGAATTTAGTCTGCCTTGGGTTCCTTGGTTGGGCTTTGATCGGGGGTGGGGAATGACTGAGCGATCCAATCCCAATGAGGTGATTTGCCCGGCCTGCGTCCACCAGTTCGCAGCCATTCCTGAGAATGTGCAAGAAGAACTGCGCCGCCTGCACAGCGTGAACGCGCAAACCGGGGAGCAATTGCGCGCCGCTGTTGCCGCCCAGCGAGAGGCCTGCGCGCAGATGGTCGAGCGCTTGGGCCAAGAAGGCTATGGCACCCTGGCAATCGCTGCTGCACTGCGGCAAGGAGACAAATCGTGATGTATCTCGTGTTTGTGGCGGGCATGGCCCCGCTGGCCCTGTTGGGCCTTGTTTTGTGGATCGATGAAAGGCGGATGAAATGACTGATCTGGAGACCCTGAAAGCTGCTGCCGAGCGTATTGCAGCGCACAACGTGCAACTGCGCACCTTCCTGTTGGAGCTATCCGACCCCGAAGGCCTCGGCCACGCCGTAACCGTGGAAGTGCGGCGCAAGGCCCTGATCTTGCTGTCCATGCAGCACGTTCAGGTGCCCAAAGGGGAAAAGGGATGAAGTGGAAGCAGTGGAACATCACGCACTGGGTCCTGGAAGCCGAAGACGGGGAAGTGGTTGAAGAAATCAAGAAGGACGACCTGAGCGGCCTGTACGTCCTCAAGAGCAGCGGCAAGCAATACACCAGTGAGAAAGCCGCCAGGGCGGCAGGAGAAAAAGGAAAGAAGGAGCAACCGAAATGACCGGACAAGAACTGCAAGACAGCTTGAAACAAGTTGGCATCTCGCGAAAGGACTTCGGAGATTTGATAGATGTCCATTACCGCACTGTCAGCCGGTGGATCAAACAAGAAGTGCCCATCCCGAAAGTGGTGGCGCTGCTTGTGAAGTCGTTGACATCTAAAAAATAACTGAGTTACACTTGAGTAACAGAAAGCATAGTTGTGAGAAAGCGCAGCAAATACCGTCCGAAGGGGGTCATTCTTGACCCTATCAATCACGTGTTGTCGGGCCTCAAGCGCGTGGGTTCGATAAGCGAGGGCGTGACGCTGATGATCAAGAACCACACGGCCCTAGAAGCTGTGAGAAAAGGTGTGGGCACCCGTGAGGACATTGATGTCCTCATTGGCGCGCTCAACATGACTGAGGCCTTGGCGTTCTTCAAGTTTGGAGACGACTGGGCAGAGGAGATTCGAGCCGCGCAAGACGCTCTTTTGGAGTTGGGACGCCGAGGAGTGGAGACTGGCAAGTTTATTTTGCGAGGGCCCGAACTGACTGCGCTGAACCTGGGGATGGAAATCCACGATGCGCAGTTGCAGGCATGCACTGTTAGTGACATGGAAAAAGCGATGGACTACGTCACGCAGTGCCTGCTCAACAAGAAAGCTAGAAGCATGATCAGAAAGGAGAAAGATGAAGCAGAAACGACTGACTGAAGAAGAACTCAAACGCTGGTGGCCGTTTGAGCGGTTGGACCCCGACCGCATGCCCGTGCCGCCGAAAGAGAAACCTCAACCAAACCCTGACTGGGAAGAAGCACTGCTATGAAATCAAAGACTGCAAAAATCAAAGCCTACCTGACGAACAACCCTGACGCCAAGCCTGCTGACGTCGCGGCCAAGTTCAAGGTGAGCACCCCGTACATCTACAACATGCGCAAGAAGGTCCGCGATGGGTTCTTCTCGCCGCCCGAGCTGCTGCCCGTGCCGCCTGTTCCCGAGATTGAGGAGGAGCCCAGCGTGGTGGATCAGGTCCTCGATCAGCGGGCCGTGGAGTACGGCACTTTCGCCGATGGCGCTGCTCTCATGCAGTCGATTAAGCGCACGTTGTCTGCGCATGCGCAAAAGCATGGGCGCACCTTTGCGGATGATCAGTGGGAAGCGCTGGAGATGGTTGTCCACAAGATGGCGCGCATCGTTAACGGCAACCCTGACAACGTCGATTCCTGGACCGACATTGCCGGCTACGCAATGCTGGTGGCCGACCGGCTGGAGGGCAAGGCACGATGAGCGATCTACTTCCAATCCTGGCAATTGGCTGGGTCGCTGCTGCGTGGCTCACGCATGTGGTCACGTGCTTGCAGGCGGCCAAGTGGGGGTTTTTGATCGCCGGGGCGATCTTCTTCCCCGTGGGCTGCGTGCATGGCACGGGCATCTGGTTTGGGGTGTTCTGAGGTGAACTCCAAGCGGATCAGCCCGGAGGATGCGCGGGCCATGGTCCTTGCGCAGTTGCGCAGGAACGGCTACCAGGGCAGGACGTCTGAGCTTGCGACGTGGACGGGCATGCCGTCCTCTGTCGTGCGCCGGGCGGGCCTGTATCTGGCGGCCAAAGACAAGCTCCAGGCGGAGCTGATGCCGGGGCGGGGCGCGGGAGAGTATCTCTTTAAGCTCACGCAGCTCGATCTGTTCGAAGACGGTGGGCGACCGCCGACCTTCTGGCAGCGGATCAAGGGGTGGTTCCGATGAGCCCGTTGATCCGTGAGTATGCGCCGCTGGTGCCGTTTGATCCTGTGCGATACACGTGGATCGACTTTGCCAGTGGCCCGATGGCCACGGAGGAAGATGCCCGTCGCTTGAAAGAGTCGATGGGACATCTTCCTTTCGGAGACTACACCCCCCACCAAGACTGGCCGCTCCCGTTCGAGCGGATGTCAATCCTTTTGCCTGTTCGCATGACAGGGGAAACGGTCAGTCGAGGTGCGGCGACGATCACCTTGGAAAGGGTGGGCGATGAGTTGATCTACCAGTGGTGGACCAATGCGGAAACAGAGCGCGGTAGCGTCATCATTCGCTCTTCGGGTTCTTTTTCGCAGGACAAGCGCATCAATGTCTCCCCGAAATTTGTAAAGGCGATGAGCAGGGCGGAACAGGACTGCGCCAAGCTGGGGGCACAAAACCTCATGGTGGCGATGCGCCGCATTCTGGCCCTGGCTGTCATGGGGGATTCCAACGCAACTGTGGCGCGGTGCACTACAGATGCTGCGGTCAACGCCAAGCGTGCCCGAAAGGGCAAGCGCCCGTTCTTCGAGTGGACGACGGTGGAGATCAAGCCTTCCGTGGCAACGCAGCCCCAGGGCGGCACACATGCCAGCCCCAAGCCTCACATGCGCAGGGGGCACATCAGGCGCTTAAAGAGCGGGAAGATCGTGACGGTCAAGAACATGATCGTCAACCGACACAAGATGCCCGACGAGGGCTTCATCTTCCACGACTACAAAGCATAAAGGGGCCCCGCTAAGGGCCCCTTTATTTCTCCCATCGCGCAAACTCAGGGAGTTTCAACAACAACGTGTCGTCACGGGGCCAGTATACCTACTTTGCCTCGCCCCAGCTAGGGCCGACTTCCACGTCGCAGCGGCTGGGTACCTGCAAGGGGACGGCAGCAGCCATGATCCGGGCGCCCTCCACCGCCTCCTCGCGGCTTTTGACGCTCAGGGCTACTTCGTCATGCACCTGCAGAATCGGGCGCATCCCGGCCTTTGCCAGGGCCACCATGGCCGCTTTGGTCTGGTCTGCGGCTGACCCCTGGATCAGGCGGTTCAGGCCCTTGTAGGTGCCCGCGCGCTTGATCCGTTGGCCGTATTCAATGACGGCCTGCTCACGGGGCAGCGCCTTGTTCACGCCCCACTCCATCGGCTCCCACAGCGGGAAGCGGCACTTGCGGCCCAAGAGGGTGCGGATGGACCCGCCGGCAGCCGGGTGGTCGATGCGCTTCATGACGGCGTTGACCGTGCCCTTGAGGAACGGCACCTTCTTGTGAAAGCGCTCGATCAGCTCCCCGGCCTCGTCCACGGACAGATCGAGCTGGCCGGCCAGCTTGTTCTTGCCCATGCCGTACATCAGGCCCAGGCCGATGGTCTTGGCGGCCTTGCGTTTGATCTCGGCCATGTCGGCGACCATCTGGTGAAAGTCCGTGTTGGGGTCGCTCTGGTAGGCGTCCACCATGACGTCGGCCCCGGGCAGGTCCAGGAGGTTGGCGTAGTGGACCAGGAGCCGTGGTTCTTGGGACGAGAAGTCGTTGGACCCCCACAGCTCGCCTTCTTCCGGTAGGAACAGACTCCTGACCATCGGGCCGATCACCTCGTGCCGGGCGGGCACCTGCTGCAGGTTGGGGTTGGCCATAGACAGGCGCCCGGTCACCGTGCCGCCGTCATCCGAGCGCATCTGGTTGACGTGCGGATGGATGCGCCCGGTCTTGGCGCTGAAGTCCAGATAGGGCTGAAGGAACGTGCTGTGCGTCTTGTTGGTCTCGCGCGCCTCTACGATCATCTTGGCAAGCGGGTGCTCGCAGGAGTCCAGAAAGCCCTTGGTGAAGCTGGGCAGGCCGTTGGTGGTCTTGCTGTAGGGGATGCCAAGGCGGTCAAAGGCCTGGGCAATGGACTGCGCGGCCCAGACATCGACCTGGGTGCCGGCCTGCTCCTTCATGGTTTTCAGCAGCTCCTTCTCGCGCCGCTGCATCTGATGGATCAGTTGCTCGCACTTAGCGCGGTCAAAGCGGATGCCCTGGCGGGTCATGTTCAAGAGGACCGGGAAGACGTCGGTCTCCAGCGTGAAGATGGATTCGACCTCCTCCTGACGCATCTTGACTTTCAGGTGCTGCCAGAGCTTGAGCGTCAGCGCAGCGTCTTGCTCGGCGTAGTCCCCGACGTACATGGCCGGGAGCTTCCACAGTTCCTTTTTAGGGTGGACACCGAAATCGGCTGCGGCCTGCTTGAGAGCCTGCTCGCTTTTGACTTCCTTGAGGTAATCAAAGCCGAGCGCGTTGAGACTGTATGAGAATCGGTTCTCATCCAAGAGGGGGGCGGCGAGCATGGTGTCGTAGATGCGCCCGTTGATGGTGAATCCGGCTGCTCCAAGCCATCCAGCGTCGTAGGCGGCGTTGTGCATGATCTTGTCTGCGGGGGTGGCGAGGACGTCCCGTACCCAACGCTCCACAAGACGTTTATCGAGGTTACCCCCACCGCCATGAGCAACAGGGAAATACCCAGCCCAGCCATCGACGGCGACTGCGTAACCAACAATGAACCCGTCGCCGCGAGGCCAACCGGGACCCATAGATTCCATATGCGGATCACAAGTTTCGAGGTCAATTGCAATCTCCTTGGCTTCGCTCAGGTTGGGGAAGGTTTGCGGCGGCACCCACTCGGTGGTCAAGGGGAACATCGGAATGGTCTTCACAGTCGGAATCCTTTTTCTTGGTGCTTGGGTAGCACTAGGTGCAACGATTGTTTGGCGCGGGTGACCCCGACATAGAACAGGCGGTGCATGTTGTCGCCGTTGCTGGCGTACTCCCGGGCGAACTTTGGCGAGAGGTCCATGAGCAGCAGGACGTTGTCCGCCTCCCCGCCCTTGGCGCCGTGGATGGTGGACAGGCGTATGCGGCTGATGGTGGACAGCTTGGTGCCCCTGCGCAGCACGGCCACAAGGTAGTCGCGCTTATCGTCAGCGATGCGGGTGAGGGCCTCGTGCCAGATGGGCGCATCCAGCAGCCCGTGGTCAAGTTTGAGGTCATCCAGCGTGTACAGGACCCCGGGGTCGCCCCCTTTGAAGGTCCGGTGTCCTCGGGCCACGAACTCTGCTCCCAGGTACTTGTACAGATCGACCACCTCTGACCCAATCACCTGCTCGCCCCGGCGCAGCTTCTCCCAACTCTGCACAGCTTGGACCATCTTGGGCGGGATGCTGGGCACGCTACTGCGCTCAAACAGCACGCCCTGGCCCTTGAGCCATTCGTGGACGGGGTTGAGCATGTAGTTGGTGGCAGCAAGGATGAGCCACTGGCCGTCGCCGAGCGCCACGTCCTCGAAGCGGTAGTAGGTCTTGACCTCGCCCTCGAAGTCCCGGGCGCGCCACTCCTTGGGCTGGCGCTCGCGGATGCGGTGAACGATGCGCTCGGCAAGCTGGTGGACGGTGCTGGGAACGCGGTAGGACTGCTCCAGCACGGTGATCTGGCCCTGGAACGACAAGAAGCTCTTGACGTCGGCTCCAGCCCAGGTAAATACTGCCTGATCGTCGTCTCCGGCGAGGAAGACCCGTTTCGCTTTTGTGGCGAGGATTTCGACCATTTGCCACTGCAAGCGGCTCAAATCCTGAGCCTCATCGACGATGAGCACCTCCAGCGCGGGCAGGCGGTCCTGCTCGACGACCACCATCTCCAGCAGGTCCGTGAAGTCCAGCAAGTCCCGGCTGCGCTTGTAGTGGCGGTAGGTGCGCTCAACGAACTCGAAGTGATACCACTCGATGTCCAAGCCGCTTTGGTTGTAGTGCTGGCGCAGGTCCAGCCCCCGGATGCGGGCGAGGTTGATCTCGTTGAGGATGGGGTTGTCGGCCTTGGCCAGATCGACGTCTTCTTCGCTGCCGACGTTGATCTCGATGCCCGCCTCGGCGGCGAACTCCCGGTAGTGCTCGGGCTGCATCATCATGTCGGCCTTGACCGCCAGGGCGTGGAAGGCAAGGCTGTGCAGCGTGCGAAAGAACGGGAAGTCGGTCTTGGGGTGCAGGCGCGGGAACTTCTCAATGGCGCGATCCCGGGCCTCGTTGGCGGCCTTGCGGGTGAAGGAAAAGTAGCCGATGCGCATGGAGGAGACGCCCGCCTCCAGCTCCTGCTGCACGCGGTTGAGCAGGTACGTCGTCTTGCCGGCCCCGGGAGGGCCGAAGATTTTGTGGATGTTGCTCATTGCGTGGGGCGGTGAAGGCTGTTCTCCGCCGCCCACTGCAGCGCCAGACTCAGGTCCAGATACTCCTCGGGTTCGACCACATCAATCTGCAGCCCCGTAGGCGTGTGAAAGACTCGAATAAAGCCGCAGCCGTGCGTGATGGCGTTGGTGAACGCCATGTTGAAGACTTCTTCGAGCTCTTCCTTGGAGATCAAAATGGGCTCCCTTGGGTGCGCTGGGTCTGCGTGTCAAACGGGGCGTCCTGCTTGTCGAACTTGGGGATGCGCCAGCAGCGCACCGTGCGGTTCTTTAGGAACATGCTGATGGGCTCCCCGCCGATGTCGCGTAGGCGCTGAGCCATCTTAGGCGCTGTCATGCCCACGAAGTTGTTGCGCTTGAGGTGCGCTTCGAGGTCCTTGATTCGGAAATAGGTCTTGGCCTCGTCCTCTTCGATCCACGGGCGGCCCATGAGGATTTCATCGCGGGCCATGGCTTGCTGCATGTGTGTCGTGAATTCTTCGAGCAGGTCGATGAAGCGCCCGGTGACGCTGGTGTCCTCGCTGGCCTCGGTGATCTGCTCGGTCTCTACCATCTCTTTGAGCAGGGCGTTGAGCAGGTTTTCCCAGTCCTGCTTGCGCAGGGTAGGCGGCACGATATTGAGGCGCTCCAGGCAAGACTTCTGGAAGGCCGCTTGGTTGTACAAACTCTCTGTGTCGAGCTCAATGCGCCGACCATTGACGTCGAGGAACCACAGGGGTGGTTCACTGGCGTACTTGGACAGGCTGGCGATCTGTGGGGCGTCGGGCGAGTGCGCACCGATGCCAAACTTGCGCGAGCGGCACAGGCCGCTGTTGCAAAAGCTGTTGAGCGGCGCGTCCTTGCACTTGTACTGATAGTCCTTCTTGCCCGCCTGCTTGATCAGCACTTGCACCTCGTTGTTGGGCAGCGGCGGGGCCACGTACTTCATGTTGTACTCGACCATCTTGTCTTCCCACGAGCCGGGGTGGGCGCGCTTTAGGAAGATGCCAATGTTGAAGAGGGCATTGTTGCGCGTGCCCTCAGGAACACCTTGAGCGCAGAGGGCTTGGAGGCACGGCGGGCCATCCTTGATAGGAGAATCAGGTTGCTTCGGCGGCTCAGGGAAAGCAAGAGGCGCACTTTGGACGTTGCGTTCATAGAGCTCATAGAACTCGTCGAGGGTAGCAGCAGACCCGTCTGCGTTGATCGCGTATCGAAGGCCACTGTCTCCTCCAAAGTACGGAAGGTTGAGAAAGTTCCCCGTGTCTCCCCGGTCCACCAGAATTTCGGCTTGCTTTGGGAAGATTTCTCGCCCGGCCTCGCCCAGGAGCGAGGCGGCGTTCTTGAGATACGTCTGAAAGTCGCGGGCGGGCAATGGCTCGCGTGTGAAGAGGAAAACATGTGCACCTCCCGATTTGCTGCGGCACACCACCAGAGGCAGCTTCAGGTGGGCGATGCGCTCGACCAGCCCCTTGTGGTCCAGAGGATACTGGTCAATGTCAATACATCCCCAGATGCAGGTGTTATCCGCCCTGATCGGGATAATGCCAAGACTCGGCTCAACGCCTTCCAGGTGCTTGACCCATAGGTCGTCCGTAGGGGGCTTGCGCACCACGGTCGCCTGACCTGCTTGCTTTCCATCTCCTCGCTCCGCCTTGATTCTGTAGGTGCCATAGGCGATATCCAGTCCGCTGAAGATCGCCTTGAATCTTGTTATATCTGTCATCGAACCCTCTATGAACAAAGGTGGGGCCTACTCGCTGCATCTGGCGTACCAGCATCCGCTTTCGGCCCCGAAAATCAGAAGGGTGCGGGTCCGCCGTCCACGGCGCCTTCACCTTCGTGCTTGACCTTGACTTCGCCAGCGCCCACTTGCTGGGCAAATGCCTTGGCAGCAGCGTACTGGTTCATGTCTTCGATCACGCCGATTTTCTCGACTTCCCAGCCATACCACTTGCCCTTGTCGTTGGACTCAGCTTGGGTGGTCAGGCGGTAGATGTGGCTGTACATCGGAGGGGTGTACGGGCCGTTCTTGCCCATGAGCTTGGTGCTCATCATCATGGAGTTCCACTTGCGGCTCTTCTTGAGCTGCGTGGACTTCATCACGATCAGGGCAGGCTCGGGGATGCCCGCATCGTTGACGACCATCACGTAGTGGTTGGCCGTGTTCTCGATGTAGTTGCCGTTGTCGAGGTAGTCCTTGTTGTCGCCCGGCTCGCGGTGGGTGCGGGTCAGGATGTCGGACGTCGCAGGATAGATGGCCTGCGGGGCGCCCGAGCCAGAGCCACGGGGTGCCCACTCGATGTACTGGCGGATGTAGGCCACCGGAATGACGGTGATGCCCTTCTTGCCATCGAACAGCTCGCCGGTGACGGTGTTCATGATGTGGCCGGGCATGGCGCCTTCCACCTCACCCACCTCAGGGCTGGTGCTGGTCAGCAGTTTCAGGAACGGAAGGGCGAAGTCTTCTTGACCCATCCCGTCAAAGCCACTGTTGGCATCTTGCTCAAAGTCACCCGCGAGGGCGACGGCGTACTGCTTGTCTTCTTTGACTGCAACTTGGTTCTTGCTCATGGTTCTATTTCCTTGGTTCATGCCGATTTGATGGTGGCTTTCTGGCCGACATAGACGCCAAAAAGCTCGGTGGGGAACTCGCTTCCGCGCTCCACCTGCTCGCGAACCCAGGCCTTGAGGGTCTGGGGTTCGATCTTCTGCGCTTGCTCCACAGGGTAGTTTTGCTCGCGCAGTTGATTCAGTAGGGTGTCGCACAGTTGGTCTTCGCCTCGACCAAACCGCACGGACACCGTGTTCTTGATGATGTCGTCGTAGCCGTGCTCGCGCAGCCACTCGTAGGCCTGAGCACGCTTTTCCTCAGAGATGCTGGCGCTGTAGAAGGGCTTGACGGTGATCTCGCTGCCATCGGTCATCGAGAACTTGGTCAGACCCAGCTCCTGCAGCATGGCAGGGATGGTCTCTTCCAGGAGCTTGCGCTGCTGGGCCTTGCGCTCGGTGAGCGTGGAGTCAAGCTCTTCGATCTCTTTTTCGAGTTCCTTAGCCCGCTTGGCCAGGGCACCCACAGAGGTGAGGTCCTCGTTCTTGACCTGCAGGGCGCCGGCGTCCTGCTCGAACATGTCGTTGATGTTACTCATCGCTTTCTCCTTTCTCAGTGATGTCAATTTTGACGGGAATGTACATACGCTCCCGCCGGTCCCACTTTAACGCCGTGTAGCGGCCTGCGTTATAGAGTGCAGCTATCGCGCAGGTCAAACCGATAGCCACAGGGTCACCCGTCAGGAGCAGGTAGTCTCCGTCCTTGTATTCCCGCAATTTGCGTCGAAGGGTCCGGATCGTGGGCACCGTGCTGAACGCGATCTGGGTGTTTGAAGGCAGCAAGACCTTCATGTCCCCGTACCGCATCGCCGGTGCCAAATCATGATTCGGCATCTCTTGGACGATAAAAACATTCGCCACGTTTACGCTCTCCTTTCTAAAAACGTGTGGGTAGTGTACACTGCTCGCCAGGGTTGTCAAGCCCTTTTTTCAAGAAAGGTAGAGAGTCATGGAATATTTCCTCGAACGGTACCCGTTCAAAAACAAGCCCTTCCTGCACCAAGCCGCATTCCTGCAGCGGTTCTGGGAGGACCCGCACGTCGCATTGCTGGCCGATATGGGCACGGGCAAGAGCTTCATGCTGATCAACAACGCGGCGATGCTCTACGACAAGGGCAAGATCAACGCGATGCTGATCGTAGCGCCCAAGGGGGTGTACCGAAACTGGTACACGGGTCAGATTCCCGAGCACATGCCCGCGCATATCCCTTACACGATGGCGTGCTGGTCGCCCACTCCGCGCAAAGCGGAGCGCGAGCAGATGGACAAGATGCTCAACGCAGTGGACACGCTGCGCATCCTTGTGATGAACGTCGAGGCGTTTAGCACCGAGAAGGGCGTGACCTTTGCTCGCACCTTCCTGCGGGTGACCAACGCCTACATGGCCATCGATGAGAGCACCACCATCAAGACGCCAGGGGCCAAGCGCACCAAGAGCATCATCAAGGTGGGCAAGGATGCGGTGTACAAGCGTATCGCCACGGGATCGCCTGTCACCAAGAGCCCGCTGGACCTGTTTAGCCAGTGCGAGTTCCTCTCGCCCACGTGTCTGAACTACAACAGCTACTACGCCTTCCAGGCGCGGTACGCGGTCCTTGTCGAACGCAAGATGGCGACCCACACCTTCAAGCAAATCGTGGGCTACCGGCACCTCGATGAGCTGCAAAAGAAACTCACGCACTTCTCGTTTCGCGTGACCAAGGAAGAGTGCCTGGACCTGCCCGATAAGGTCTTCACCCGCCGTGAGATCGAGCTGACCGATGAGCAGGCCAAGGCGTACAACCAGATGAAGCTGATGGCCCTCACGCTGATCGACGGCAACCTCATGTCTACCAACAACGCGCTCACGCAGCTCATGCGGCTGCACCAGATCGTGTGTGGGCACGTGAAGTACGACGATGGGCAGGAGGTGGACTTGCCCAACAACCGCATCAAGGAGTTGCTGGCAACCATCGAAGAGTGCGACGGCAAGATCATCATCTGGGCCAACTACCGCCGCGACATCGAGAACATCAAGAACGCGCTGGCAGAAGCGTATGGCATGACCACTGTTGCCACCTACTACGGCGACACCGAGGCAGAGGATCGCCAGACCATCGTCGAGCGATTCCAGGACCCGAGCAGCGGGCTGCGTTTCTTCGTGGGCAACCCCCGCACCGGTGGCTATGGCTTGACGCTCACCGAGGCCAAGACCGTCATCTACTACAGCAACAACTTCGACCTCGAAGTGCGGCTGCAGAGTGAGGACCGCGCTCACCGCATCGGCCAGACCAAGAGCGTGACCTACATCGACTTCATCAGCCCGAACACGGTCGATGAGCACATCGTCAAGGCCCTGCGCAGCAAAATCAACATCGCCTCGCAGGTGCTGGGCGAGCAACTCAAGGAGTGGATCAAGTAATGCAGCTCATCAACATCCGCAAGCGGTATGTGTATAAAAAACTCGAGAGATTAGACAGGTCCACGGGACGTGTATATCAAATCGACACGGACAGCATCCCGATGCCCAGCGTCACCACCATCCTGGACCAGACCAAGGACAAGGCGCACCTGAAGGATTGGGAGGACCGTGTGGGTAAGGAGGAGGCTGAGCGCGTGCGCAACGAAGCGGCCACCGTGGGCACGCACATGCACAGTGTGATCGAGCGCCTGCTGCTCAATCGCCCGTTGGACCCACCGCGCACGTGGATGCAGATTCAAGGCTACCGCATGGGCCATCAGCTCCTGGAGCACTTCTTCCCGCACGTCGATGAGGTCTGGGGCACGGAGATTCCGCTGTACGTCCCCAACACCTACGCCGGGACGTCTGACTGCATCGGCGTGTACAAGGGCAAGCCGTCCATCATGGACTTCAAGCAAACCAACAAGCCCAAGAAGCGCGAGTGGATCGAGGACTACTTCATCCAACTTGCTGCCTACGCAGAGGCACACGACAAGGTCCACGGGACCAAGATGGATCAGGGCGTGATCATGATGATGTCACGCGCAGGGGAACCGCAGGAGTTCATCACTGTCGGGCGCGAGTTCGACAGCTACAAGGACAAGTGGTGGCGCCGTGTTGAGGCGTTCCAGAAAAAAGGCCAGGGGCTTGTGGCCCCTGGCCTAAGTGCCATCGAGGAGGGAGAAACTCCTGACTGA